ATTTCCGGTCTACAAAAAGCGGTGCGGGGATGACCAAAAAAGGTGTGGCAGCCTACCGACGGGCGAACCCGGGCAGTAAGCTCCAGACCGCGGTGACTGAATCAAACCCAAGCCCTGCGCGGGCGAAACGACGCAAGTCATTTTGTGCGCGCTCGGCGGGCCAGATGAAGATGTATCCGAACGCGGCTAAAGATCCGAACAGTCGGATCCGCCAAGCTCGCCGCCGGTGGAAGTGTTAAACACAGCTTATGAGGGTTAAACAATGATGTTTAGTGCACGAAGAAATAGCCGTTCTGCTCGCCCCAAGGTTAGAAAACCGACCGTGGAAGACAAGCAATCAACAAAGCCGCTTGTTCCTGTTGGTGGACCAAATGACCCTGGCGTTAGGCGCGCTAAAAAGGGCGGTATGATGAACAAGGGCAAAGGAATGGACAAAAAAGGCCGTGCGATGAAGCGTAAGAGCAAAGATGCCGCCGGCCGCGCGATGCGAGGTAAATAAAATGGCTGCAAGAGGAGCAGGAGCCGCAACTAAAGGCTTCGGATGCGTTGGAAAAGGTCCAAAAAACCACATGGTTTCTGAGACCAGCATGAAAACCGGTCCTGTGATGATGAACAAGGGCGGTATGGCGGTTAAAGGCTATAAAAAGGGCGGTATGCCAAAGAAAAAAGTTAAAAAGATGCGTTACGGCGGATCTTGCGGTTGATTGAATGGCGACCTCCGGCACCACAGATTTCAACCTGTCAATTGATGACTTGGTTGAAGAGGCCTTCGAGCGTTGCGGCATGCGGGGAACAAGCGGCTATCAGCTTAACTCCGCACGCCGCTCGCTGAACCTACTATTCCTTGATTGGGCCAATCGGGGTTTAAACCTGTGGACGATTGAACAGGCGACCTACGCACTGACCCAGGGCGTCAATGAGATTTCTTTGGATGCCGACACGGTTAATGTGCTGTCTGCGGTCATCCGTGACCCAGGAACTAGCCCCTCGACCGACATTTATATCGAACGAATCAGCCGTTCTGATTACCTGAACGTCCCTGATAAGACGACACAAGCGCGGCCTGCACAATTCTATGTGCAGCGAACGAACGTCCCGAAGGTATTTTTCTATCCCGCGGCAGACCAAAATTACACGTTTATATATTACAGGATACGCCGCATCCAAGACGCTGGGATCTACACCAATACAACGGATATCAACTTCCGTTTCCTGCCCTGCCTCGTGTCGGGACTGGCGTACCAGCTCTCTTTGAAGTTTGCGCCAGACCGGACCGCCGCTTTGAAGGCGATCTACGAAGAAGATTTCAAGCGCGCCGCGGACGAAGATCGCGACACGGCCAGCGTCCAGTTTGTACCGGACATGGGGTACTGACATGGCGTTTGCAACGGGTAAGTTTTCCTACGGCCTCTGCGACTACTGCGGCCAGCGGTATAAGTACACCGTGCTTCGCAAGAACTGGCGGGGCTTTATGGTCTGCCCAGATGACTACGAGCCGAAAGAGCCGCAGTTGGATCCGCTTCGTTACACAGGCGATGCGATTGCTTTGCAGGACCCTCGGCCCGATCGCATTGAGCCGGTATCCGTTTTCGTAGGCGCGCCAGGCTTTAGTGCCTTTCAAAGCTTTGGTACAGCGCGTAATACCAACGATATGCGTCCTTACATTGAAGGACAGCCCTTGATTGGCGATGCCAAGGTCGGGGCTGTGACGGTGACGACGACATGACGTACGACGAACTGGTCACAAACATCCGAAACTACACCGAGGTGGACAGTAACGTGTTCTCCAACTCGGTGATCAATACGTTTATCACGATGGCGGAGAACCAGATCCTTCGCGAGATCGACCTGGACGTATTTAAGCTTGAAGTCGCGGCCAATATGACAACCGGCAATAAGTTTTTGTCTGCGCCAAGCGATCTTTTGACGCATCGCTACATGATGATCACGGTCGACGGAGAGCAGATCTTCCTAGACTTCCGTGACACGTCGTTCATGAAGGAATATTGGCCGAACGGCTCCTCCACAGGTGTCCCGAAGTACTATTCCGTGTGGGATCAGAACACGTTTTACATCGCACCGACGCCCGCGGCCGATTATGTCGTGGAATTAGGCTACATTTACCGCCCAGCGCAGTTGTCCCCTGCGACACCGACAACTTGGATCAGCACTAACGCGCCTGAAGCACTGCTTTATGCCTGTTTGATCCAAGCGTACAGCTATACGAAGGGACCGCCCGAGATGTTGCAGTACTTCAACAACTCGTACAAGCAAGCGATCCAGGGCCTCGGCATCGAACAACAGGGCCGACGCCGCCGCGATGAGTATCGCGATGGTATGATTCGCATACCCATTAAATCGGAGTCGCCAGGCCCATGATCGACGTTTCTTCCGCCGCATTTCTTCAAGGTGTGCAGGTTCACACAGCTAATGGCCGTGGCTGGACGCCCGAGGAGCTTGCCCAACGGGCCGCGGACAAGATTATTGCGGTGGGAGACCAGTCGCACCCGCTCGTGCGCGAGCAGGCGCTGGCTTTTAAGGCCCGTATTCAGCATGTTGTGGAGTTTTATCTTAAAGAAGCAGTCGAACAGGACCGGATTACGTTGGCCAACCGCCTTCGTGAAGCCGGTCACCCAGAGCTGGTTCATTTGTTAGGAGAATAAGCATGGCCTTCAGTGGAAACTTCATGTGCACCAGCTTCAAAGTGGAGCTTTTGAAGGGCGTGCACGACTTTACCAACGGTACCGGCGACACGTTCAAGCTCGCCCTGTACGACAACAGCGCGGCTTTTGATGCGTCGACGACCGCCTACACCGCTTCTAACGAGGTAGCCAACTCTGGCACCTACGCGGCAGGCGGCGGAACGCTAACGAACGTCACCCCAACGTCCAGCGGCACCACCGCTTTCACGGATTTTGCGGATATTTCGTTTACGAGTGCCACAATTACGGCGTATGGCGCGTTGATCTATAACGACACCGAGGCGGGAGACCCCTCGGTATGCGTATTGGATTTTAGTGGAGCTAAGACTTCCACAAACGGCACCTTCACCGTCATCTTCCCAACCGCCGATTCGACGTCCGCGATCATCCGCATCGCCTAAGAGGCGACAGTGACCGATGCCGTCGTTGCTTTCCAAGGGTGGAATGCCTCTGGCGTAGGCTGGGGTGACGACCCTTGGGGCGAGAGCCTTGCGGCACTGCCCACGGGCACCGGCGAGGTCGGCTCGGTCACGATTACAGGCGACGCGAGTGTCAGCCTGACGGGAGTCTCTGCTACCGGCCAGGTAGGCACCGTCGATGTTACCGCAGGAGCCGATGTCCCTGTTACGGGACTAGAAGCCACCGGGGCCGTAGGCACTGTTCAAGTCACAGGCACGGCCAATGTTTCGCTCACGGGCGTAGAGGCAACGGGCGAGATCGGCGACGCCACCGTCGCAGCGGATGCAAATGTCACTGTCACGGGCTTATCTGCTACGGGAGAGGTCGGTACCGCTACCGCTACAGGATCGGCCGATGTCCCTGTCACAGGCTTGTCCGCTACCGGCGCCATTGGAACTGTTCAGGTCGTTGGTACCGCAAATGTTTCGTTAACCGGGGTAGTTGGAACAGGCGAAGTCGGCACCGTTGTTGTTACCGCCGGCACCGATGTCAGTGTTACGGGGGTCTCCGCGACCGGAGCAGTGGGGACGGTGCAAGTAACAGGTACCGCGGACGTCAGCCCAACAGGAATCTCTGCTTCGTGTCAGGTTGGGACTGTTACGGTAACAACCGGCCAAAACGTAAACGTCACAGGGGTCTCTGCTACAGGACAGGTTGGTTCTCTCACAGCAAATGGGGACGCCTCGGTTACGCTGATCGGCGTATCGGCGATAGGAAGAGTAAGCTCAGTACTTGTCTGGGGCGTTATTGATGACAACCAGACAGCCAACTGGCAAAATGTCGATGACTCACAGGCACAAAATTGGGTGTTAGTCAACGACGCAAACACAGCCAACTGGCAGAATGTCGATGACACTCAAGCGTCCAACTGGGTGCTGGTCAACGATGGAAATGCCGTGGTCTGGATACAAATTCCGACATAAGGGAATAGACGCACATGCCTAGTTCATATTCGACAAACCTGAAAATCGAACTCCAAGCCACGGGCGAAAACTCTGGCACTTGGGGCACGATCACAAACACTAACCTCGGCACAACGCTCGAGCAGGCGATCGTAGGGTATGGTAACCCGAACTTCGGTTCTGATGCCAACCTTACCCTGACGTATACGGACGACAACTCCGCCCAGGCGGCGCGTGCGCTAGTCCTCAATGTCACTTCCACGGGAAGCCTGACCGCGACTCGGGAAATGGTTGTCCCGACGATTCAGAAACAGTACATCGTCCA